GCTCCGGTGCTGCAGGACGGCAAGGTGACCCGCTTCCTCGGGATCAACTTCATCCACACCGAGCGTCTCCCGACGTCCTCGAGCCACCGCCGCTGCCCCGTGTGGGTGCCGTCGGGCGTTCACCTGGGCATCTGGAACGACATCATGTCCAACGTCACGCAGCGTCGTGACCTGTCTTCGCATCCCTTCCAGGTGTACCTGATGGGGACCTTCGGTGCCACGCGCACCGAGGAGAAGAAGGTCGTCGACATCCTGTGCGCCGAGTAAGGGAGTAACCAACCATGGCTATCGAATTCCGCAGTTCCTCCCTCGTCACCAACGCTGACACGGTCCCTGCCGTGCTCAACAGCCCCCGTGTGGACGGTGGCGCCGAGCGCGTCAAGGTCGCCACCATCTCGGTGGTGAACGCCGACAGCATCGCCAGCGTCCTGCGCCTGTTCCGGGTGCCGTCCAACGCGGTCATGACCGACCTCAAGCTCTACTGTCCGGCGATCACGACCGCTGCGGCGGACATCGGCCTCTACCGCACCGCGAAGGATGGTGGCGCGGTGGTGGACGCTGACCTGTTCGCTTCGGCGCAGGCCCTCACCTCGGCGCTCAACGGCACCGATGTCCTGCACGAGTCGGGCGTGTTCTCGCTGACGAACTCCGGCCAGGAGCTCTGGCAGGCCCTCGGCCTGACCAGCGACCCGTCGGTGTCCTACGACGTGGCGATGACCCTGACCGCCGCTGCCGGTTCGACCGGCGTGGTCAAGGTGATCGGTCGCTACACGGCGTGACCAACCGGGGCGGGCCGGGTGACCGGCTCGCCCCTTCTTTCGGGAGAAGAACATGCCTGACCGTTTCTACGGCATCGACCGCGGCCCGACCGAGGTTCGCAGAGTGACCGAGAGTGCTTCCACGACCAGCCTCGATGTCGAGGTTCGGGTCGATCTCATCGGCATGAGCAAGCTCGAAGTGCTCACGATGATCGACACGCTCAAGGAAGCGATCACCCAGGATACTTGGCCGCCGGCCTGATAGCCGCGGGAGGCGCCCGTGGCTACCAGTGACGTCGCAATCGCGAACCTTGCGCTCACCAAGATTGGTGACCTGCGCATCGGTTCGCTGACCGAGAACACCAAGCCTGCGCGCGAGCTGAACGCCGTCTACGGGATGCTGCGCGACAAGCTGCAGCGCACCTACAACTGGCGCTTCTGCGTGAAGCGGGCGAACCTCGCGGCCGACGTCGCGACGCCGACCTTCGGCTACTCGTACCAGTACACGCTGCCGTCAGACTGCCTGCGCATCCTGCAGGTGGGTGCGTACTTCCCCTCGCCGGACCTGTCCGACCTCATCGGCGGCGGTGGGCAGGAGTACCAGCTCGAGGGCGGCAAGGTCCTGACTAACACGTCCGGGCAGATGAACCTGCGCTATCTTGCGCGAGTGACTGACCCGACCAAGTTCGACGTGGCGTTCGACGAGGCGTTTGCGGCCCTGCTGTCGTACAACGTCGCGGAGGCGCTGACGCAGTCGGACGCCAAGAAGAACGCTGCGCTGCGCGACTATCGCCTGTGCCTGACCGAGGCCGTGCGCGCCAACGCCATCGAGAACCCGCCGGAGAGCATCGCCGACACGACTTGGCTGTCCGTGAGGCTCTGATGCCGAGCGTCAATCCAGCCATCGTCAACTTCAACGGGGGCGAGGTCGGGTCGCTGATGAGCGGCCGGACCGACTTCGACAAGTACGCCTCCTCGACCTACCGGATGCGGCGGTTCATCCCGACCGCGCAGGGTCCGGCGAAGCGGTGTCCGGGGACGAAGTACGTCCTGCAGGCGCGGTACCCCGACAAGCGGGTGTGGCTGCAGCGGTTCGAGTTCGCCTTCGACCAGGCGTACATCATCGAGTTCGGCGACTACTACTGCCGGTTCTACACCGACCGCGGCGTGGTGCTCGAGGACCCGCTCGACATCTCGAACATCACGCAGGCGAGCCCCGGCGTGCTGACCTACGTCGGCGCCGATCCGTCGAACGGCGACTGGATGTACGTCTCGCTCGTGAACGGCATGACGCAGGTCAATGGCCGATACGTGAAGGTGACGAATGTCAATGCGGCGGCGAAGACCTTCGAGCTGTACGACATCGACGGCGTGGCTATCGACACGACCGGGTATACGGCCTACAACGGCGGCGGCGATGTGGCGCGGGTCTACACGGTTGCGAGCCCGTATGCGGTGGACGACCTGTTCACGGCTGAGAACACTTCGGCGCTGTCCATCTCGCAGTCTGGCGACGTGCTGTATGTCGGCTGCGAGGGCTATGCCCCGAGGACGCTGACGCGCAGCGGGAACACGAACTGGGCCTTCGCGGAGTACGCGCCGACTGATGGTCCGTTCCAAGCCGAGCCGGATGCCAAGGTTGACTTCTCGCTCTCGGCAACGACCGGGAATGTGACGGTGACCTCAAGCGCGGCCATCTTCGACAACGACTCGGTCGGGATGCTGCTGCGGCTGCAGCCGGTGAACATCACCACGACGCAGTGGGAGCCCGCCAAGTCCATCACGACGGGCAACATCCGCAAGTCTTCGGGCAAGTTCTACGAGGCGATGAACAGCGCCACGACCGGCGCGATCCGGCCCATCCACGAGGAGGGGCAGGACTACGACGGCAACACGGGCGTGCTGTGGAAGTTCCTGCATCCGGGCTACGTCATCCTCAAGATCACGGCGGTGACGAGCACGACGCAGGTGAGCGCCGATGTGGTTGGCCCTGGTGTCGCGCCGTCCGAGCTGCTCTCGACGACCTCTTGCTCGTATCGAGTGGGCGCGTGGGGGCTGGGCATGGGTGGGGCATACCCGTACAAGACCGCCTTCTGGCGCGACAGGCTGTGGTGGGGCGGCGGGCAGAACCTCTACGCCTCGGTGGCGGGTGACTACACGTCCCATGCGGTCGATACCATGGGCGAGATTCTGGCCGACAACGCGCTGAACCTGACGCTCGCGGTCGGCAACGTGGACAAGGTGCGCTGGCTGCGCCCGGGCAATGCGCTCATCGTCGGCACGGCGGGCGCTGAGATTGCCGTGCGCGAGAACGTGACGACCGCCCCGCTCGGCCCGGAGAACGTGAAGTTCGACCTGCAGTCGGCTGAAGGGTCGATGGAACTCGAGCCCGCCCTGGTCGAGGATGCTGTCATCTTCGCCCGCGTTGGCGGGCGGCGCATCATGGAGCTGCGGTTCGACCTGCAGGTTGATGCGTGGGTACCGCGGGACATGAACGTCCTGTACCCCGAGATCACGAAGTCCGGCATCGTGGACCTTGAGTACCAGAAGGAGCCGGACGACATCATCTGGTGCGTGCTCGGGGACGGGCGGCTCATCGGCCTGACCTACGACCGGGAGCAGAACATCTACGGTTGGCACCAGCATCCGGTCGCGGGCCGGGACGCGAAGGTCGAGGCGGTGCAGATCATCCCGAGTCCGAATGGTGACTTGGACGATGTGTGGCTGGTGGTGTCGCGGACCATCGAGGGCGACTTCCCCTACGAGCTCGCGCTCGAGGCCGGTGGCAGTCTGCTCACCGAGGGTGCCGACCAGTTGACGACCGAAGACGATGTGAACCGCACGCAGCGGTTCATCGAGTACATCGGGCAGTCGCTGGAGGAGGGCGAGGACATCCAAGGGGCGGGGTACCTCGATGCCTCGCTTGAGTTCAACGCGGTGGTGTTCGCCGACCTGTTCCTCGGTGACGGGTACCAGACCGCCGGGTCTACGAACGTGTCGGCCACGGTGACGTCGAGCCTTGAGATTGCGAGCGAGGCAGACGAGTTCATCGCCGCTGAGAACGGCGATCTCATCAGCATCAACGACCCGGTGTTCTTGGCTGGCGATGTCGGGCGCGAGATTGTGTATCGGTACTACGACGAGACGAACGAGCTCTGGCGCTCGGCCCGCGCGGAGATCACGAGCGTCATCGATCAGGAGTCGGTGCTGGTGACCATCGTCGCGGCGTTCCCGGATGATGACGTCCCGTTCAACGAGTGGCGGCTGACGGCGACCACCCTGCGCGGGCTGTGGCACCTTGAGGGCGAGACGGTCTCGGCGCTTGCGGACGGCCAGGAGGTCAAGAACCTCGTGGTGACGGACGGCGCGGTGACGATGCCGTTCCCCACTTCGCGCGCGACGGTGGGCTATCCGTACACCTCGACGCTTGCGACGCAGCGCATCGAGGCGGGGTCGGCGCTCGGGACGGCGCAGGCCAAGGTCAAGCGCATCCACAAGTGCGGGCTGCGGCTGTACTCCAGCCTCGGCGGCAAGGTGGGGCCGGGGCCGACGAACCTCGACCTCATCCAGTACCGGACGCTGAACGACTTTATGAACGAAGTGCCGCCCCTCCTGACGGGGGATACGGATGTGTTCGCCTTCCCCGGCGGCTACGAGACGGACGGTCGCATCTGGGTGGTGGCTGACCAGCCGCTGCCGATGACCGTCATCGCGCTCTACCCTGAGATGGAGACGCAGGGATGACGCTCGAGGTAGTGCCATTCGACCCTGTCGACCTTGAGGAGCTGCGCCTGCAGCCCTCGCAGGAGTTCCTGTCGGCGTTCATCGGGCGACCGGGGTACGGACGGGAGTTGGTCGAGGCTGGCCCCTGTTACACCGTGAGGCGGGCTGGGCGCATCGTTTGCTGCGCCGGGTTGGTGAACCTCTGGGAGGGGCGTGCGTCGGCGTGGGCGCTGCTCTCTGCGGACGCGGGTCGGTGCATGGTTGCGCTGCACCGGGTGGTCGAGGAGTTCCTTGACGGCTGCGGGATCGAGCGTGTCGAGGCCTATGTGGTGCCGGACTTTATGCCCGGTCACCGATGGGCGAGAATGCTCGGGTTCGAGTTCGAGGGCCGCCTGCGGGCGTTCCAGCGGGGGCAGGACATGGTCATGTACGCGAGGGTGAGCTGATGGCAGACCCGGTCACATTGGCGGTCATCGGAACGGCTGCGGCTGCCTCGTCCCTGATGGCGACCGGGCAGCAGCGGCAGGTTGGCGCGGCGCAGGCTAAGGCGCTCGAGATGGAGGCTGCGGTTGCTCGGCAGCAGGCCGGGCTTGAGTCAGAGGCGCTCGGGCGTTCGACGCGGCGGCAGTTCGGTGAGCTGCGGGCGGCGGGTGCGCAGGCGGGCCTGCTCGACTCGGTGTCCTTCGGCGATGTGTACAAGCAGGCGGCGACGGCTGCGGAGCTCGACGCCCTGTCCCTGGCGTATCAGGGCGAGACGCAGGCCAAGGGGCTCTTGACCGAGGCGCGTATCGCGCGGGCCTCCCGCCCGTCGTGGACGCAGGGGGTCCTGCAGGCGATGTCGTTTGGCATCGGTGCATATGCCGGGGCGGGTGGTACGCTGCCTGGGAGCCGTCCGAACGCCTCGCAGTTGACCGGGGTGCAGGTCACTGGGCGGCGCGTCCCGACCACGCTCACCACCACGACCAG